GGCTACAAGGCCGTTGGAGTGGCATTTCGTGTCCGTGGAGCCGCTGACCCAGCCTGTCAACGCAGCGACGACGCTGGGGTTCCCGCCAGGATACCTGCGCTGCTTCAAGTACAGCCTCGCCTGCGAGATCGCTAACGAGTTTGGCATCGAGCCGCCGCCGACCGTGCAGCGGATCGCTATGACCAGCAAGCGTAACCTCAAGCGGGTCAACTTCCCCGACGACGTCATGTCGATGCCCTACAGCATCGTGGCGCGGCGGGGCCGGTATAACATCTACGCCGGATCATACTAATGGCCGACGTCAAGATCTCTCAACTGCCCGCAGTTACTTCGCCGGTCGCGTCTACGGATGTGCTGCCTGTCGTGCAGGGCGGCGCCACCAAAAAAGCGTCCGTGGCTCAGTTGGGCTTTTTACCCGCAGGCACTAGCGCGGTTACGCGCACGATTCAAGACAAGCTGCGCGACGTTGTTAGCGTCAAAGACTTTGGTGCTGTCGGTAATGGGGTGGCTGACGATACAGCAGCGTTTGTTGCGGCTCATGCGGCTCTGCCTTCAACCGGTGGCGTGATCGTTGTCCCTGATGCAACTGGATACAAAATTACGTCGTCCATTGTTTGCTCTAAGCCTGTCAAGTGGCAAATTGGCGCCACCACAATTCACGCTTATCTTACTGGCTATCTTTTTCACATTCAGGCCAATAATTCAGCGGTTGAGGGCACGGCAAAGTCAATTCTTAAGGCTCACACGGGTTGCACTGCTCTCATCTTCAATAACCAGACTCTTAGCTGCAACTACTGGAACTTGACGCTCGATTTAAACAATGTCGCCAACGTCGTCGGCATCAACCACGACGGCGGCTGGTATGTGTCGATTAAGAACGTGGCTGTCGATATTGCTGGCGAAGCGGCTTCCAGCTACACCCTTCGCGTTTATTCCACCTATACCGGAGTTCCTGGTCCAACGGGATCCTACGGCGGCGCCTACGTCAGCACCTACGACAACCTCATCGGCGGCAAGGTTCTGATTGGCGCAACCATTCCGCAGAAAACAACGACGCTTACCTTTACCGGATGCAGTCTGACATCAGTTGTCGCAACCAATGCTATTGCGCTAACTTTTTTGCAGCCGATTATTCAGGGAAACGGCAACTTCTTTGATCTCACCAACGTCGCCGGGCTGACCTGTCTGGGTGGTGACTTTGAAATCAGCGGCGGCGGTCAGGTGTATGTGCTGCAAGGTGCATCAAATAGAGACATTGTGTCTATTGGGAACCAGACCGCCAATGTAACGACTTCCAATTACCTCATTGGAACGCCGTCTGCTGGCTGCGTGTTTGACGATAAGAACATCACCGGCGGCGCTGATGAAATGCGGCGTTACGGATCGCTTCCAGGATACGCGTTAAGAAACTCTGGCTTTAGTACAGTTCACAGATTTGGTTTGCCATACGACGGTGATATTTTGGTTTCCGCAAATAACCTGACCCTCACATCTGGAACGGCCGGAAATCTGGACGATACGTCGAAAAATGGCGCTGCTATTTACATGGACACAAGTGGTCAAATCAAAATTTTCTTTGCTGCTGCTGGAGTAAATCCGCGCACGCTGACGCAGTATGCGCTGTTTGATGGGTCTGGTTTGCAACTTAATTTGCTTCCGTCGTCCGATCCCGGTGCAGGTTCTAAGCGTTTTTGGTACGACCCTACCGATTCAAACCGCGTGAAATTTTCACCATGACCGACTTCCTCTACAAACTTCGCGGCTGCCTCTACTCCAAGACCAGCAACGTGGCGCTGGTCGTGGCGGTCATCGGCGTGTGGACTTTAGCGTAACTACTATGGCCAAAAAACTTTCCCCGTTTGAGCAAACCTGAGCTATGGCAAACATCAAGATCTCTCAACTGCCGGTCGCCTCGACGCCCCTGACTGGCGACGAGCTAGTGCCGTTGGTGCAGGGCGGGGCGACGGAACGCACGACCGTCGATCAGTTCATCCTCGCGGCGCGGGGGCAGACGACATGGAACGGCGTTAGCTTCTCTGGTGAGTGGATCAGCGCTCCGTCCATCTTTCGGCTGAGGCTGGTCGGTACGGGTACGATCACTCTGGATTCCCGCGACCGGCTGGGCACCATCACCACTGCCGTTGAGACCTACACGGTCTCCGGCGCCACTAATCAGATCGAATTCCCGTACCTGGGCGACGCGGCTGTCGAGATGCGAGCCACCTACCCGGCAGGGGTCACCTTGGAGGTTCTGGCATGAGCACCGGCTATCCCGTAAACCTGACGACCCTGATTACGGGCGAGAACCAGTCGCTCGGCGTACTGGAGACTTCGTCGCCCGGTACCTATGTCACCGCAGTCGGCGCAACGAGCGCAGCCGACATCGCTATCGGTAGCCTTGGTGCAGCCGGAGACAAGCTCTTCGCGTTTACCGTCTTCAACGATAGCGGCGATCCATTCACGGCGTTTTCAATCAAGGACGGATCAACAGCCTTGACGGTTCTCGACACCTCATCGTTTACGACCCTTGCAGACGGGGCGCGAGCGACGTTCACGGCACCCGGCGGGTGTCTCGAATCCAAGAACGGCGGCTGGAAAATTAACATCACTTGCGTCGGAACAATGGCGCAAATTTACATACTGGCGGTGGGGGCGTTCACCTAATGGCGACCTACTACGTTGACCCGAGCGGGCCTAACGGCTCTGGCACCGAGTCGTCGCCATTTAACGCGCTGCCTGCCAACTTCTCCAGCGCAGGCTACGTTAACGGCGACGTGTTCCTTTTCAAGCGCGGCACGACGTACACGCCGTCGTGGGGCAACACACCCAGCACTCCGGGGGACGCTTTCACCGTCAACCGGCAAATTCGTTTCGGCGCCTACGGTACCGGGGCAATGCCGATCATTAGTGCGAATTACACTGGCTCGGCTGGCGGACGGTTGTTTCGGTTTTTCACTTCCGACTGCGTGTTCGAGGATCTGCACTTCGCCAACACCAACAACTGCCACATCATCTACGGATCGGGCGTTGCGAATCTGACTGTGCGGCGCTGCAAGGCTACGCAGATTCGCGGGACAGCGGCAGGCAACGAAGGATTTGTTGTTGTTGGTTCGTCAACGGCGCTGACCGGCACGGTTACGGTAACTGACAACGAAATCGACGGCATTGCAAACGACGGCATCTCTATTGTTTGCACCGGGACGGTAATTATCGCCCGAAACACCGTTAAAAATACGTCGCTCGACACAACGACTGGCGACTGCGTTGCCGCAAACGGTAACATCGCCCTTCTTCACATCTACGACAACAACCTCGATCACACGAACAAGGACACGAAACAGTGCATCATTCAAGACGGGGGCAGCACTGGCTTTGCCATTATTGAGCGCAATATCTGCAACGGTTATTTTGTTGACGGTTCCGTAGATCACACTGGCATCTATCTATCACTCCCCGGCGTCATTCGCAACAACTTCATCCAGACATGGCGCTCTGGCGTGTTCATCAACGTTGCGAACGCGCGCGTTGAAGGTAACGTCATTATTCAAGGCGGCGGCACGGCGCTAACGGGCGCGGTATGGGGTTCGTTCGACGGCATGGTGGTGCAGAACAACGTCATCTGGCGCATCGCGGGCACTGACGTAGCCGACGCTGCCATCCGCAACAACACCAGCAACGCGGCCAACCTTTACCGGAACAACATCATTGTCGGCTTCAACACCGGCATCCGGCGCGGGGCGCTGGCGGTGGACAGCTACAACGACTTTTATCAAGTCACGACGGCTGTGCGGGATGCATCAAATGTTGCGATATCTGCGGGCACCGGCACGGTGTACGCGGACCCTCAGTTGAACTCCGACGGCAGCATACGCAGTTCGTCGCCGGTCGCCACCGCAGGCACTTACGTCTCCGGCGTTACCCTCGCCAACGGGCGGCTGCGGCCCAACTTTGTGCCGATTGGCGCTTACATGGCCGTCCTGCCCCGCACCGCTAGGGTATGAAGACACCGTTCCTCGGCTCCAGCTATGTGGCCCGCAGCGTAAACGCTGCGGACAACCGCATGGTGAACCTGTACCCGGAAATTCTCGCCGAGGGTGGCAAGGAGGCGGCGTTCCTGACCCGTGCTCCGGGCCTGCGTCTGGTGACGACCGTGGGTGCCGGGCCGATCCGAGGGATGTTGGCTTACGGCGGGTTTGGCTACGTCGTCAGCGGCGTGGAGTTGTACCGCATCGACCAGTACTACAACGTCACGCTGCTCGGCACGGTCAGCGGCTCGGGGCCGGTCAGCATGGCGGACAACGGCGACCAGTTGTTCGTCGCCTGCGATCCGAAGAGCTACATCTACAACGCGACGACAGGCGTCTTTCAGGAAATCACCGACCCAGACTTCCCCGGCGCGAAGACGGTCTCGTTCTTGGACGGCTATTTCGTCTTCAGCCAGCCCGACTCGCAGAAGTTCTGGGTGACAAGTCTGCTCGACGGCACTTCGGTCGATCCGCTGGACTTCGCCAGCGCCGAAGGATCGCCTGACCGGCTGGTGTCGCTGATTGTCGATCACCGCGAGGTGTGGCTGTTTGGCACGTCCTCGGTCGAGGTCTGGTACAACGCCGGAGGCGTGGACTTTCCGCTGGAGCGGATTCAGGGTGCGTTCAACGAACTCGGTTGCGCTGCGGCGTACTCAGTCGCCAAGCTCGACAACGCGCTGTTCTGGCTGGGCGCAGACGCTCGCGGCAAGGGCATCGTCTACCGCAGCAACGGCTACACCGGCACGCGGGTCAGCACCCACGCTATCGAGTGGCAGATTCAGAGCTACAGTCGCATCGATGATGCCATCGGCTACACCTACCAGCAGGACGGGCATTCCTTCTATGTGCTGACGTTCCCGACGGCCAACGCTACTTGGGTGTTCGACGTGGCGACTGGGGCGTGGCATGAGCGGGCCAGTTGGATCACCAACCGGCTGGGGCGGCACCGCAGCAACTGCCAGATGGCGTACAACGGCGAAGTGCTGGTAGGCGACTACCAAAACGGCAAGGTCTACGCCTTCGACATGGACGTCCATTCGGACGCGGGCGAGATCCAGAAGTGGGTGCGGTCCTGGCGGGCGCTGCCGACGGGCCAGAACAACTTGAACCGTACCGCGCACCACGCGCTGCAACTCGATTGCGAGACGGGCGTCGGGCTGAACGGCAACGACGAGTTCGACTTCATCGACCTTGCGACCGAGGACAGCCCCGAGGTTTACGAATACCTCTTGCTGGAGAGCGGCGACACGCTGAGCTCCGAAGACGGCGACCTGTTCTATACCGAGTATTATCCGGTGGCAGTTTCCACGCCGCTGGCGACCGAGTCGGACATCAACATCAACATCCTCGACTCGGTGGCTACGGTTGGGGCGCTGCCTCGCGTCATGCTGCGCTGGAGCGACGACGGCGGGCACACCTGGAGCAATGAGCACTGGCGGGAGATGGGCCGCATCGGCGAGCACAGCCACCGCGTCATCTGGCGGCGGCTGGGCATGACCCTCAAGCTGCGCGACCGCGTGTACGAGGTCAGCGGGACTGACCCGGTCAAGATCGCGCTGCTGGGCGCTGAACTGCAACTGAGTCCGACCAGTGGCTGAGGCTAACACCCAGATCCCGGCGGCGCGGGTGCCGCTGCTGGACGCCGCCACAGGGCTGATGGCGCGGGAGTGGTATCGCTTCTTCGTCAACCTCCAGACGGACGCGACGTCAGCGGACTCGGTCAACTTTGACAACGTTCGCCGGATCAACTTCGACAACACACCCTCGCCGCCGGTCGCGTATTCCTCCGGCACGCTGGCGTGGGGCGGGACAGACGCGACGCTTGACCTCGGCATGAACTACGGCGTGGTCCAGCAGATCGGGCTGGAACTGTACGCTCGCGTGGAGAACCAGACCGGCAGCACGATCCCTCGCGGTACGGTCGTGGGCTTCGCGGGCGTCGGCACCGGCAACACGCTGGCCGTGGCGCCGTATCTCGCTGACGGCTCGCAGCCGTCGCTGTACATCCTTGGCGTTATGGCGCACGACCTGCCCGACAGTGGGCAGCAGGGCTATTGCACCGTCTGGGGCGCGATCCAAGGCATCGACACGACAGCGTTCAACGCGGGCGACATCCTCTACCCCTCGACCACGGTGGCGGGCGCGTACACCAACGTCAAGCCCACGGCGCCAAACAACGTTATCCCGGTGGCGGCGGTGATGAGCGTCGGCACGAACGGCGTCATCTTTGTGCGCCCGACTATCCAACAGCAGCAGTACTACGGCGTGTTTGTGAAGACCGACACGGTGACGCCTGCGGTCACAAACACCGAGTATCTGTTAGCTTTCAGTTCCACCCAAGTCGCTAACGGGGTGGCGCTCGGCACGCCCGCGTCGCGTGTTGTCGTGCCGGTGTCGGGGCTGTATCAGTTCAACGTCACCGTGCAGTTGACCAGCAGCAGCGCCAGCTCGAAAAACGTCTGGTTCTGGTTCAAAAAGAACGGCGTTAATATCGCCAACACGTCGCGGCTGGTGACGAGCAACATCAATAACGGGTACACCCCACTGGCGTTCATCGAGACGTTCTCGCTGAACGCGAACGATTACGTTGAACTGGCCTACGCATCGAATAATATCGACGTCTCGATCAACACCGTCTCTGGTCTGGCGGCGTCTGCACCCACCGCGCCTGCTATCGTGCTGACCGTGCAGCAGACTCAACAGTAAGGACCGACATGGCAACTCTGGCCCCGCAGCCGAAACTTCAGTTCTTCGACAACAACGGCAACCCGTTGTCGGGCGGCAGGCTCTACACCTACGTCGCTGGGACGACCACGCCGCAGGCGACGTTCACCGACGAGACCGGCACCGTCACCAACACCAATCCGGTCATCCTCGACTCTCGCGGCGAGGCGAACGTCTGGTTCGGCCCTGGCACCTACAAGCTCAAGCTGGCCACGGCGGCGGACGTCGAGGTGTGGTCGGTAGACGACATCGGCTCGCAACTGTCCGTCGCCGATCTGGCCACCGGCATCCAGACTTGGCTGGGCAACCCGACGTCCGCCAATCTGCGCACCGCGATGGTGGATGAGACCGGCACGGGGGCGCTGGTGTTTGCTAACGCCCCCACGCTGGTGCTGCCCAACGTTGATGTCATTAATGAAGCCACCCCCGGCGTCGGCGTGACGGTGGACGGCGTGCTGCTGAAGGACAGCGACGTGTCCGCGCAAGACGTCACCGGCAGCGCCACGGTCAACGCACCAATCGTCAACGCTACCGGCACCAGCAGCAGCGGCGGCATCGTGCGGCTGTACGAGGACACCGACAACGGCACCAACTATGTGCAGTTGACCGCACCGGCAACGTTGTCCGCCAATCGTGTGTTCACGCTGCCCGACGCCGACGGCAGCGTTCAGCAGTTCCTGCGCACCAATGGCAGCGGTGTGTTGTCGTTCGCCTCGCCGGTAGTATCGGCAGCTATGTTGACCGCCAGCGGTCAGACAGAACTGGCGTTTACCGACATTCCGTCGTGGGTCAAGCGCATCACCATCGGTCTGAGCAACCTGTCCACCAGCAGCACTGTCACGCCGGTGGTGCATCTGGGCGACTCGGGCGGGTATGAGACGACCAACTACAACAGCTACGGCATCGCAGCGACTAACACGGGCGTTGCGGGCATCGGCGGCGCGTCGCAGACCGGCTTCGTTCTGACCAACGGCGTTACCGCTGCGGGTACGCTGAACGGCATGATTACGCTGATGCTGATCGACGTCAGCACGAACGCATGGGTGAGCAGTTCGACGCTTATCACGTCGCCGTTTGTCAGCCACGTGACGGGTGGCAACAAGACGCTGTCCGCGACCCTTGACCGCGTCCGGCTGTATGTTGACGGCACCGTGACGTTCGACGCAGGCACCGTGAACATCCTCTACGAATGAGCGCGGACGTTCAGACCGCGCAACTGCGCGGCAAAGTGCAGGCGCTGCAAGAGGAGATCCTCAAGCAGCCCCAGGTGGAACTGCCGACCGAGCACATCTTCCACGGCGGCATGTATTGCCGTCAGGTGTGGCAACCGGCTGGGACTATAATCGTCGGCAAGGTCCATAAGAAGGAACACTTCTTCATGGTGGTGTCGGGGTGCGTCGCGGTGTCGGTTGGCGAAGAAGCGCAAGAGCTACGCGCCCCGTTCCTGCTGACCAGCCATCCGGGCGACAAGCGGGCGATCTACGCGATCACCGACACGCTGTACATGACCATCCACCGCACCGACGAAACGGATGTCGCGGCGGCGGAAGATGAACTGGTGGAATACGATCCGACCTGCCCGTTTCTGGCCGACAACAGATTAAAGGTGTTGACATGACTTGGGTCACAGCAGCCGCAGTATTAGGTGGGTCGCAGATTGTCAGCGGCATCATCGGCTCCCGCGCAGGCGACAAAGCCGCGCAAGCGCAGCGCGAAGCCGCCATGTCGCAAGCCGCTGTGCAGGAGCGCATGTTCAACCGCCAAATGGAACTGCAAGAGCCGTTCCGACAGGCCGGGCTAACCGGGCAGAACCGGCTGATGCAACTGCTTGGGCTGGGCGGCGACACGACCGCTGCCGACTACGGCATGGCGGCGCGACCGTTCGGCATGGAGCAGTTCGAGAACGATCCGGGCTACGCTTTTCGCATGTCGGAGGGCATGAAGGCGCTGGAGCGGTCAGCCGCAGCGCGGGGCGGGATGCTGTCCGGCGGTGCGCTGCGCGGCATCACGCGGTTCGGTCAGGATCTGGCCAGCCAGGAGTACCAAAACGCCTTCAATCGCTACCAGATCGAGCGCCAAGCGCGGCTGAACCCACTCCAGTCCCTGATGGGCGCAGGCCAATCCGCCACCAACGTGATGACCGGCGCCGCAGGCGCCTACGGCCAACAGGCAGGCGAGACCGCCGCGACGCTGGGCAATATCCGCGCCAGCCAATACATGAACCGCGCCAACGCTCTTGGCGGGGCGCTGCAAGGCGCGGGAAGCGCGTTCATGCAAGGCGCGATGATGAATCAACTCTACCCGGCAGAAGGCGGGGGCGGCGGTTTTTCGCTGCCGTTCTTCAGCCGCAACAACTTGATTCCGATTGGGCCGACCACGCCTTAAGGAACTGACCATGCCAATTGATACTTCGATTCTTGGCAGCTATCGCCCGCCGCAAGCAGAGAACCTGTTCAACACGCTGACGCAGTTTGAGGCGATCCGTTCCGCCCAGCAGCAACGGCAACTAAACGCGCTGCAACTTCAGAAGGCGCAGCGAGAACAGGAGCAGGAGCAGGCGACCAACGCGCTGCTCGGGCAACCCGGCATGTTTGACCCTGAGACGGGCGAGATCAACTACGGCGCGATTATGCAGGCGGCGCCGAGGTACGGGCTGGGCGGTCAAGTTCCGAAGTATGCCGAGATGCAACTTAAGCAAAAAAAGGCATCGCGGGAAGCGCAGGAAGCGCAGTTTAAGGCGTCGCAGGAGCAAGACAAGGCGATCAATGCGCGGCTGGAGCAGTTCCGCAACATGCACGCGCAAGTTACCTCCCGTGAAGGTTTGTTGGCGCTGCACAACGCGGCGCACACAGACCCGACGGTTGGGCCGTTTTTGAAGCGACTTGGGGTCGACCCCGCAGAAGGCGAAGCCAAGATTAAGGCGCTGCCTGACGAAGAAGTGCCGGCATTCGCGGCGCAGTCGGCGCAGTCGTTGGAGTCCCTCACAAAGTCACGGGTAGACTCTGCTGCCATCTCAGATGCGAAAAAATACGCCGACCAAGCGTTCGGTCCCCCCGTTCGTGATAAGTCTGCTGTTGGCCAACCGACGCCTTTAGGGCAGGGGCGCGATGTGGCCGCTAACGAAGTTCAGTTTGGGCAAGCGCCGGTTGACCCGGTCGCTTACGCGCTTACCATGGCCGAAAGACTTGACGGTACTGGCCGTAGTGATCTTGCGAAAAATTACCGCGACGAAGCAAAATTTGCTTTTGAGCGCCAGACTGCCGGGCTGACTTCGGACCTGAAAGAGTACGAATACGCCCGCAAATTTGACAAATTTACGGGTACGTTTGAACAGTGGCAAAAACGAATCAAACCGCTTAGCGCCGCCAGCACTACGGTTCAACTACCCCCGTCAGAAAAAGCCGAGCAGACGCAGCGCGGCGGATTTTTGATGGATACGTTTAAGACTATCAGTCAGCGGGCCGACCAAGCGCGGCGTACTATAGCGCGGGTAGACATAGCCAAGTCCGTGCTTGATAGAGGTTTTAGAACTGGGTGGGGTGCTGAGGCGCAGGCGTCAGCGGCTTCGGTGCTTAGCGCGTTGGGCCTTAGTAAAGACGCCGAAAAATACGCGGCGAACGCTCAGTCGTTTTTGGCGATGGCCCGTGAAACTGTTCAGGAAAAAATGCTGGCTCAGAAAGGCCCGCAAACTGATAACGACGCTAAACGGCTTGACCAAACAGCCGCTTCGCTCACTAACGAACGCGAGGCTAACGAGTTTATTTTGGCGGTTACTACGGCCTTGGCAAACCGCGATATTGCCGAACGTAAGTTCTATGCTGACTGGTATCGCAAGAACAAGACTTACGACGGCGCCGAAGACGCTTGGGTGGAAGGCCCTGCCAGCAAATCTATTTTTGATGACCCGGCGCTGAAAAAATACGCGCCTGCTACTGGCGGCAAAGCTCCTGCCGCGCCCGCAGCAGGTGGGCAGCGCAAGCCGCTTGGCGACATCTTCAAGTGACCCGCGACGATGGCTGACTATCAGACACAGATAGACGAAGCGCGGCGGCAAGGCTACGCCGACGACGAGATCATTCAGCATCTACGCAGCAAAGACCCCAAGGTCGAGCGGGCGCTGAAGGAAGGCTATTCGTCGCAGGAGATCATGCAGTTCTTGTCGCCGGGAAGCGCCCCAGCGCCCGCCGCCGCGCCGCAAAAACGGGGTGTGTTGGGCACCGTCGCCCGCTTTGGAGGTCTGGCAGGCAAAGCCGCTGCGCCTGCGGCCATTGGTACAACGGCTGGGGCGCTGCTGGGATCTCCTGCGGGCCCTCCCGGCATGGCGGCGGGGGCGCTGATCGGCGGGCTGGCAGTGCCCGTCGCCGACGCAGGTGTGATGGCGTACAACGCGCTGATGGGCGGGCAGGTGCGGTTGCCGTCCGACATCATCCGCAATTACCTGCCAGGGCCGACACCAGAGACGGCAGGCGAGCGCGTGTTCTCCTCCGGCGCCGAGGCGCTGCTGGGCACGGCGCCGCAGGTCGGCGCTGCGCGGGTGCTGGCAGGCTCTGCCCGCCCTGCCGCCCAGGCAGTCGGGCGTGTGGTTGGCGCAGAGCCGACCCGGCAGATGATTGCGGCCCCGGCAGCAGGCGTCGCAGGGCAGGCGACGGTCGAGGCCACCGACAGCCCGCTGGCGGGCTTGGCGGCGGGCACTGTAGCTGGCGGGGCGACCGGGGTGCGCAAGACGGTGCGCGAGGCGGTGCCGTCCGCCGAAGATCTGACCAAGAAAGCGAAGCAGAACTATCAGATCCTCGACAAGTCTGGCTTCCGCATGGACGCTGACAAGTTCGCTGCTCGCATGGCGAACGAGGCAGCGGACATGCGGCGCACGGTCGGCTACACGCCGACGGCGTATCCGCGCATCGCGGCGATAGTTGAGGAAATGTCCGCTGCGATGCCTAAAGACGTGGCGGAACTGCAAGGCCTGCGCAAGATGATTCAAGGCGCGAAAGGCAGTACAGACGCGCAGGAGCGTCTAATCGCGTCTGAACTGATGGACCGCTTTGACGACTACATCGTAAACGCCCCTTCCAGCGACATTGTCGCGGGCCGCACAGATGTCCTCAAGGCGTGGGAGCAGGCGCGGAAGGACTACTCTCGCATGAAGAAGAGCGAGGTGTTCCAGGACATGATTGAGAACGCCGACTTTACTACTGCTGGCAAGGAGCAGGCGCTGACGACCGCGCTGCAACAACTGGCCCGCAACAAGCGGCGCATGCGCGTATTCACGCCCGATGAGCAGGAGCAGATCAAGGCGGCGGCGAAGGGCGGCAAGTTGCAGGACATGATGCGGGTTGTGGCTAAGTTCACGCCGATGACGCCTGCCGCCGCTATCTTTACCGCGGTCTCTGGCCCTTACGGTGCTGGGTTGGCAGGCGCGGGGCTTGCCGCCCGTCAACTGGGCGGGCAACTGCGCACCCGAGACGTCAATCGGCTGGCGGAACAGATGCGGCTGGGCCAGCGTCCCGGCATAATTCAAGGGCCGTTCGACGCAGTGCCGATTACGGCGGCGAGGGGCGCCATGTCCTCGCCTTACTTTCAAGACCCCACAAACGCACTAGTCGTGGAATAGCATGGACCTTCAGACCCTATTCAACATCGCCGTCGCGCTCGCGGGCGGCTTCGGCGGGTGGATCTTGAACACCATCTACAGGTCCATCGAGCGGTTGGACCAGGACGTGCGGGCCATGCCACACACCTACGTGTCGCGCAGCGACTACCGCGACGACATCAAGGACATCAAGGACATGCTGGGCAAACTTTTCGACAAACTCGACGCAAAGGCGGACAAGTCATGAGAGCGTTCCTGCTGGCTAGATCGAAAGAGGCGTCAACGTGGCGCGGCATTACGCTGTTCCTCACGGCGCTGGGCGTACCGTTGGCCCCGCAACTGGCCGAGGCCATTGTGACGGCGGGCCTAGGCGTCGCCGGTCTGCTGGGCGTGCTGCTGCCGGATGGCCGTAACTAACTTCGACCGCTGTCTCGCCTTGGTGCTGGCGCACGAAGGCGGGTTCGTCAACCACCCGCAGGACCCTGGGGGCGCCACGAACCTAGGCGTTACCAAGGCAGTCTGGCAAGAGTGGCGCGGGCGCCCGGTAACAACGGCGGAGATGCGGCGGCTGAAGCCCATTGACGTCGAGCCGCTCTACCGCAGGCGCTTCTGGGACCGCGTAAGGGGCGATGACCTGCCGCTAGGCGTGGACTACTGCGTGTTCGACGCGGCAGTGAACAGCGGTCCTGGCCGCGCCGCCAAGTGGCTACAGGAAGTCTTGGGTGTGCCACAAGACGGCGCGGTCGGTCTCGTTACGCTGGGTGCGGCAAGAGACTTCCCCAAGGCGGAACTGATCCGGCGCTACTGTCAGGAGCGGCTGGAGTTTCTTCAAGGCCTGCGGACGTTCCCGGTGTTCGGTCGGGGCTGGTCGGCTCGGGTAAGGGAAGTGGAAGCTGTTGCCACTCAGATGTCGGTCTGACGTTCATTGATGGGCCTCGCAAGAATCCATTTGTCGCCAAGGATGCGAACAGACCGCAGCCAAGCGCGGCGGTTGTACCGATCCAAGTCCCTGTCACCGGAGCGCCAGAGGCGGCAGGCGCGGGTCAAGAGGTCACGCCGCATCGCCGTCTCCCATGATTTCCTGCCGCTCGCGGGCGTCGCGCAGAACGCAGTACCGCTGGTGGAGCCGTAGCATCACGGTCTTGCGGCGGGCGCCGGTCCGTTCCGCTTGGATCAGTTCGTACAGTTCCGACTCACTCAGGTCGGGCAATCTTTGGTTCATTTGGCGCCAGTTCATAATTTCTCCGTCGGTCTCGATAGCGATTGCTTCTCCCCCCCGGCGGGGGAGGACACTAGCTCTTGCAGTGGTACTGGGAGGAGGTCTTTCGCGCCCCAGATTCGAGCGAAGAAGGCTGCGACCTCGGCGAGCGATACAAAGTTGGCGCCTTCTGCAGCGCCATCGGTCTCAGTAGGCGCGAAGACTTTGATGATCTCCCCAGGTCTCGCAGCTACCCTCGCCTGTCGCAAGGCTTCGAAATACTCGTCTACGATGTAGCCGTGCTTGGGGTGATGCAAGCTGCCTTGGTCGCTTGGGTCGAGTCCGAGCGCCAGCTTGACCGCTTCTTCAAGTCGAACGGTCTTCAGTTCGATCCAGACTTTCCAATCCCTGGTTGTCATGTGCAGCCCCTGTCTATGCGGATTTCGATAATCGTCATCGCAGTGCCTCCAGTGCAGCGTTTGACACGCTGCGTTTGTTCCGTAATGCAGTCCACATCTTCTCGTCCACGGTACCCTCCATCAACATGACATAACACCAGACCGGGTGCTGCTGACCGCTACGGTGCAGTCGCCCGATAGCCTGCTCGTATAGCTCCAGCGACCACGGCAGCGACAGGAACACGACATGGTGCCCGCCGTGCTGGAGGTTCAGCCCATGCCCTGCGGCTGCGGGGTGCAGCAGCAAGACTTCCAGATCGCCACGGTTCCAGAGGTCGATGTCGTCCACCGTCCCGGCGTGCGGGTAGCGTTGGCGCAGGGCGTCGTATTCCGCTTGAAACTGATAGAACACGATGGTCGGCGCTCGCTGGTTCTCCTCCAACAGTTCCGCGAGCCGGTCCAACTTGACCGTGTGCGTCCAGTGCGCCTCGCGCTCCTCGTCGTAGACGAACCCCGCCGCGAGTTGCTGCAATTTCTGCCCCGCCGCCGCAGCGGTCACGGCGCTGATGGTCTGGCCCTCAAACTCCAGCACGAATTCCTTCTGCATCTTTCGGTACGGCGCCATGTCCATCTGGCACGGCACCTCGACCGTGTGCAGCGGCGGCAGGGTGTCGGTGTACACGCCCGCCTCCAGCAGGTAGGTCCACGGGCGGATTCGGCCCATGACGTGCTCCAGTGCGCCGTGCCGGGGCGCCCACTGGTTGAACTCCTGGTTGACGCAGTAAAAATACTGCTGGAGGAAAGCGCCCTTGCTGCGACCCAGCATCGTCTGCTGGACGATCTTGCACTGCCCGAAAACGTCCTCCAGACCGTTGCTGGTAAAGCTGCCCGTCAGGCCCCAGCGCACCTCGATGTGCTTGATCGCCTTCTCTAGCGCCTTGAAGCGTTTGCCGCTCGGGTTCTTCAGCCGCGTCAGTTCGTCGAACACCACAGCCCGGAACGTCTCGATCTCCGGCTGTTGCACCAGCCACTCGATGCTGTCGTAGTTGGTGACGACCACCTCGGCCCGCGACCGCAGCGCCTCGACGCGCTCCTTGGGCGAGCCGCAAGCGACCTCGACGTGCAGCTCTGGCGCCCACTTCTCCGCTTCCGCAGGCCAGACGTGCTGCGCCACCCGCAGCGGCGCCAGCACCAACACCCGGTAGCCGGTGTCTTGCACCAGACTATAGATCGCGTCCAGCGCCGTGGCCGTCTTGCCCGCGCCGACCGGCGCCAGCACCATCGCGCGGTCGTTGTCGTACAAGAAGTCAGCAGCGGCTCGCTGGTAAGGGCGCAGGGTCATAAGTCGAACATGCTCATGATGACGCCGCCGACCAGCAGCGACGCCAGTACCCAGTGACCGGTGCTGTAGAGCACCACGACCGCCCACCCTAACGCTATCAACATGATGAGAGCCATGCGTCGATCTCCTCTTTGGACCACACTACAATGTACCGTTGCCCGAGGCGTTCCATCTCTCGGCCAAACAACGTCTGCAAGCCGGTCAACCTGCCACCAGGGCGCTTGACCTCAACGAACCACGTCTGCCCCGGCAGGCACACGACGCGGTCCGCCACGCCCCTATGCGCCGGGCTGGTGAACTTGTACGCTACGCCTCCCCGCTCCCGCACGCGGCGGACAAGGTAGGCTTCGATGTCTTTCTCAAGCACAACGGCGCTCCCATCGGATGCGAGGCACACCCCCGCTTTGAATATCGGTACGAGGACGGCTAGGGGCGTCCCAGCCAGCGCGGGGCGCCAGCTGTGCGACAGGCGTCCACCCAGCGCCACGCAGAGAAGCGCCGGTCTCATCGGCCTGCGTGTAAGTGATGCAACGACGGTACCCAAGCGCAGTCGCAGCGCGGACGATAGCGCCGTATAACTTGGAGTTGGCGTTCTTGGTGCCGTCCGTACACGTCCGTGTCACTTCTAGGGTCAGTCCGTCATCCAGCATCCGCGCAATTGGGCGTCCGGCAACCGCGACGCCAATGCAGACGTCGCCTTGGAACAACCCGACGCTGAACTTGTGGCCGACCGGCGGTCGGTTGTGCCGATGATGTTCGCGCACAAACGCCTGCGCTTGTTTTAGAGAGATAGGTCGTATGTTCATGCTGCACAGCTTGCCACACAAAAAAGTGTTGCACAACCCCTAAGCCTTGCGCTAGAGTTCGTCCAGCAGTACCAACCAAAGGAGAGTGCCGTGAAACTTGAGTTGACTGAAGCAGAGGTGAAGGACATCGTGCTGCGTCACATCCGCGAGGTCTACCCCGCGCAGTGGAGCGCCGTCGAGTTCGACTGCGCCTACGGCTACTTCAAGAAAGCGGTGATCGAGACTAAGGAGACGACTGATGACCGCGCATAGTTCTATCGTTGGCGGGTCTACCGCCAAGCGGGTGATCGCTTGTCCCGGCAGCGTGGCGCTCTGCGCCAAGATGCCGCCGCAGGTGCCTAGCGAGTACGCGCAGGAGGGCACCCTTCTCCACTCGGCCATCCAGATGGTGGTCGAGTCGGGCGAGTCGGCTGTGGACGTCGGGCTGGAGATGGGCCTGACTGACTCGCAGATCGAGAAGCTGCGCTTCTGCGAGGAAACGCTCGACCTGATCGACCCGTTGTTCGAGGTTGAGTGGCGCCCGGAGCAGCGGGTGGAGTTCGACGGAGCGTTGCAAGGCGTGTTCGGGACGGTGGACATGCTGGGCAAACTGAACGACGTCGGCTACGTGCTGGACTGGAAATTCGGCGACGGCGTGGCGGTGGACGCCATCGAGAACGAGCAACTGCTGTTCTACGCCGCTGCCGCTCGCGCCTCGGGGCATCTGCATGGCACCAGCCGCCTGCGCCTCATCATCGTCCAGCCGCCCTACGTCCGCGAGTGGCAGACCGACTGGGCGCGGGTGGACCAGTTCGAAACGGACTTGTTGATCGCGGTCAAGTTAACCCAGTCCGCCGAGCCGCCGATGGCCCTTGGGCCGCACTGCCGGTGGTGCACGGCCAAGCCGATCTGCCCTATGATGACGGGTGCGGCGGACCGTGCGCTGCGGGCCTCGCTGGAGGGCCTCGACGCTGCGGCTATCGGTGAGCACCTCCAGCAGGCGGATCTGCTGGAGGACTGGATCAAGAGCGTCCGTGAGCTTGGCCAGCAGATGCTGGAGAACAGCGTTGGCGTTCCCGGCTGGAAGCTGGTGCAGAAGCAGGCGCGGCGTAAGTGGGTCGATGAGGCCCGAGCACTGGAGGTGTTGGGTGAGGAGTTCGTCGAGCGTTCGCTGATGACGCCCGCCCAGGTCGAGAAGGTGCTGAAGAAACGCAAGGAGGCATTGCCCGACGATCTGGTCGTGGCGGTGTCGTCAGGCGTCACGCTGGCGACCGAGGCTGACCCTCGGCCCGCCGTCGTGCAAATCGGGCGGCAGTTGACCGCCGCCCTCTCTAAAATCGTCTAGTGGAGTAAATCATGACTGGTCTTGTTAAGTTCGCTGGTGCCAACCTTCCCGCAGCGCAGTCGCTGTCCACCGCCCTCCGGGCGATTCAAGCCGACGTCGGCCCCGCCGGGTCCGCCATTCTCAAGATGGACAAGGGCGGCCATTGGGTCTTCGGCGCCGATCAAACCGAGGTGGAGGAGGGCAGCCGGTGGGCCATCAACCCCTACGGATTTGTGCATGGCTTTATCGCTTGGGGTGAAGGTGACGTCCTCGCTGAGAAGTTGGTGGCGATCACGCAGCCGCTGCCGGAGGTGGACGCTGCGCCGCCCGGTGCTCGCAAAGGCTGGGAGCTGCAGGTCGGTCTTCAGGCCAAGTGCATCAGCGGTGAGGACGAAGGGCTGGAGGTGCGCTACGCCACGACGTCAGTCGGTGGCAAACGCGCCGTGCAGGAACTGGCCCTGAAGATCGCCGAGCAGGTCGAGAAGGACCCCGGCAAGCCGGTGCCGGTGGTCACGCTGTCGAAGTCGCACTACCAACACAAGCAGTACGGCAGGATTTACACCCCGGAGTTTGGGGTTGTGGATTGGGTCTCGATGACGGGCGAGGACGCGGCTGACGCCGACGCCGAGCCGGAAGTCGAGGCGGCAGAGGACGCCGAGCAGCCGCGCCGTCGTCGTCGCGTCGCAGCCTAACCCACCTTCGGCCCGCGTTTTTACTGATGTACACTAGCACCGCGCTTGGCGGCGCGTCTAAGGTAAGCCCTGTTCTGCACTCTGCCTGTACCTTACAGGTCCGCCAACGTTCGCAAGGACGAGAGTGCAGAACAGGGCTTTTTGTTTGCGGAGTCAGCATGCAGGAAGTCTGGAAGCCTATACCCGGCTATGAAGGCCGGTACGAAGTTAGCGATCAGGGGCGCGTTAGGAACGCTGCTGGGCGGCTACTAAAGCCTAACAAGATGATTCACGGGTACTGCGGCGTGCACTTATATTCGGGCGGAAAACAAACCCGTGCGGTAAAGACTATTCATCAACTTGTAGCGCGGACATTCATCCCCAACCCTAGGAATTGCCGCGAAGTTAATCACAAGAACTTTAATCGGTCGGACAACTGCGCAGTAAATTTGGAGTGGGTTACGCGAAAAGAAAACGTAGCCCACGCCATCGCTGCTGGTAGAAGGGTGCTGCCCGAAAAGAAAGTGTGCGGCATAAATCTGCGCACCAAAGAAATTGTGACGTATGAAAGCCAAATTGCGGCCGAGATTGCGCTCAGGGGAAAACAAACGGGAGGTATAAGCGGCGCGATGCGACGCCGGCGCCCCGCATACGGATATGTATGGTGGTTGGCATGAGCGTACTCTGGTTGGACACCGAAACAAGGTCTAGATGCGATCTTAAATCTAGCGGCGCCTATAACTATGCCCGTGCCGCGTCTACTCAATTGCTTTGTTTGTCGTATGCGTTTGACGATGAAGCCGTCAGCACTTGGACGCCCGAACAGTCTTTCCCCTCGCGGATTGCACAGCATTTCGTTAATGGTGGTCAGATACGAGTCCATAACGCGAGTTTTGACCGATTGATTCTGTGGCATGTGGTATGCCCCGATTTTGGCGTTCCGGAGCCGCGCTTGGAGCAGTTCTTCTGCACCAGCGCGCAGGCCCGCGCTAACTGCGCTCCCGGCTCGCTGGAGGACGTGGGGCGGTTCGCTAGCAGCGACATGCGGAAGGACCATCGCGGGGCGCAACTGATCCGGCTGCTGTGCATCCCGCAGGCCGACGGGACGTTCCGCGAAGACGCGGCGCTGATGCGGGAGATGATTGCGTATTGCGAGCAGGACGTCCGCACTATGCGGGAGATCAGCAAGGCGCTGCGCGATCTGTCAGACGATGAACTGCGCGACTACCACGTGAATGAGCGCATCAATGACCGAGGCGTCCGAGTGGACGTGCCGCTGTGCGCCGCCGCTCAGGTGTACGCCGAGGCGGAGCGCGTGGAGATTGAGGCGCTGGTGCGGGACATTACCAAGGGCGAGGTCACGTCCGTCCGCTCGCCTCGGATGCGCCAATGGGTGCTGGAGCGCATCGGCCCCGAGGCCCGCAAGCTAGCCAAGGTCACTAAGGGCGAGCAGGAGAAGGACAGCCTCGACAAGAGCGTGCGGGCTAACCTGCTGGTGCTGGCCGAGGAAGACCCCGCCGAGGTGCCGCCCGACGTGGCCGACGTGCTCCAGTGCGCCGATGATCTGTGGGCCAGCAGTGTCGCCAAGTTCGCTAGGTTGCAGGCGTTGGCCGACGTCGAGGACGCCCGCGTCCGTGGGGCGTTCGTCTTCGCTGGCGGCGCTGCGACGGGGAGGGCTTCGTCTTACGGCGCCCAAGTACATAACTTCACCCGCAAGGTCGCCGACGATCCCGCTAGCGTCCGCGAGGCGATGGTGCGACGGCACCAGATCGTGCCGAAGTTCGGCGCCAGGGTGACCGACGTCCTGCGAGGGATGCTCAGGCCCGCGCTGATCCCGGCGCCGGGGCACGTCTTCGTGGGTGCGGATTGGTCGGCCATCGAAGGGCGGGTCCACCCGTGGCTGTCTGATTCGCCTGCCGGTGAGCGCAAGTTGGACGTGTTCCGGCGGGGGCTGGACCCCTACAAGGTAAACGCGGCTGCGACGTTCGGGGCGCGATACGAAGACGTCACGGGCGAGCAGCGTCAGATCGGCAAGGTGCAGGAGCTTGCGCTAGGTTTCCTCGGCGGTGTCGGCGCCTTTGAGACGTTCGGTCGGGCCTACGGGGTCCGAGTCCCGCCTGCCGAAGCCCGCCGTGCCGTGGACGGCTGGCGGCAGGCGAACCCTTGGGCGCAAGAGCACGGCTGGCGGCTGGATGCTGCCGCCCGCGCCGCTATGCGCTCGCCGGGTAAGGAAGTGCTCGCTGCGCGGGTGGCGTACTACTATGACCGTGAGCACTTGTGGTACATCCTGCCGTCTGGCCGCATCCTGCGCTACCCATACGCTCGCTTTGACGCTGACGGCAGCATCTCGTATGCGAAAGCGGCGTGGAAGCCATCCGCTGATGCGACCGAGTGGCCCCGAGCGCGGCTGTGGGCTGGGTTGCAGTGCGAGAACGTAACGCAGGCAGCGGCAAACGACATCCTACGGTCGGCGCTGCGGCGGCTGGAGGGGCGTTGGGCCGTAGTACTGCACGTGCATGACGAGGTGGTTCTAGAGGTGCCGCGCCGCAAGGCGGAAGCCGCGCAGGAGGATCTGCTGGCGATCATGCGGGAGCCGCCGCCGTGGGCGAGCGGACTGCCGCTCGATGCGAAGTCGGAGATTATGGACCGTTACTGCTGAGGTCACAAAATGACAACAACCGGAGAGTTCATTAAGTGGTTTTCCTCGCTGGCGCCGGAGGGCGAGACGGCGCTGTTGGTGCGGCAGAAGCCGCTCACGCCATTGCAGTACCACGCCGACGGAGCGGTGAAGGGCACTTGGTTTGCCACGATGCCAGGGCCGGGTGCCAGGGCGATGCGCGAAGGGCAGAGCTGGTACGGCAACACCGCTTCGTTCATCCTCGACCGGATGCGCGAGCGGGTGTCGGTAGCGGCGAAGAATTGCGAATACGTCCTTGTGATGATCCTCGATGACGTCAGCACCAAATCGAAAGAGCCGTCGCTCCCGCCGACGTGGGTCATGGAGACGTCGCCGGGAAACTTCCAATGGGGCTATGCGTTCTCGGAACAGCCGCCCAAGCAGCACTTCGCCGCCGCGATAGCTGCTATCGCCGAGGCGGGCTTCACGGACCCCGGCGCGGGTAATCCCGTTCGTAACTTCCGTTTGCCCGGGTCCGTCAACCTTAAGCAGGGCAAGGGCGAGTTCGCCGCTCGGCTGGTGGAGTTCTCGCCGTCGCGGGAATACACCCTCGATGAGATCTGCTCAGCCCTCGGCGTCACGTATGACCCCGAGGCGGTGGGGAGTGGTCCAGCGCCCGTCTACGTCGTTGACGACGGTGGCGATGACGTCGCGGCGTGGCTGGCGGGGCAGGGGCTGGTGTACTCGCGCCCGAACTCGACCGGCTGGATGGGCGTTCAGTGCCCGAACGCGGCAGAGCATACCGACGGCTCGCCGGAGGGGCGTTATCACCCGGCATCGCGTTCGTTCTGCTGCCTCCACTCGCACTGTCTCCACTTAGACTCGCGGGCATTCTTGCGATGGGTGGCGGTCAACGGCGGTCCGAAACATGAACCAGGGCTGCGCGAGGAACTGGTCGCAACCCGGCTGGCGTCAACGTTAAGCCAACTGCCCGAGCCGCCCGCCGAGTTGACCGAAGCCGCTGCCGCCGTGGTCGCGGAAGTGGAATTGAAAGAGCTTGGGCGCGTCGAGAAAGGCCAATGGTTCGAAGCGTATGCGTACGTCCTCGCGGACGATTCGTTCTATCACCTAGAGACCCGGCGCGAGCTGGATCGTAGGGGCTTCAACGCGCTGTACAGGCACATCGGTTGCCGGTCAATACACGATGGCCGCAGGGTGGAAGCGAGTGTTTGCTTCGATGAAAACCGCAGCGCAGCAGGCGGTCGCGTTATCAGCGGCATGACCTACGCCGCTGGCGAGTCGGCGCTTGTGGCGAACAGCGACGGCGAGGTCTTCGGCAATCGTTGGCGAGATGCCAGGGCGATGGTGGACCGCGAGATCGATGCGGACATCCGCCCGTGGTTGGAACTGTGCGAACGCTTGGTGCCGGAGCGGTCGGAATTGGAGCACCTATGGGACATCATGGCGTTCAAGCTCCAGCATCCCGAAGTGAAGATCAATCACGCCGTCCTGCACGCTGGGACGCAGGGGTGCGGGAAAGACACCCTGTGGGCACCGTTTCAGTGGGCCGTTTGCGGTGGTCGGGACGTTGACGCGCTGCGCAATCACGCGAAAATGGATGCCGCTGAGCTTGAGTCCCAATGGGGCTATGCGTTGGAGTCGGAGATCATCGTGCTGAACGAACTGCATGAATCAGCGGCTGCGGAAAGGCGAGCGTTGGCCAACCGACTGAAGCCCATTATCGCGGCCCCACCCATGACATTGACGGTGAATAGGAAACATAAACACCCTTATGAGGTGCTCAACCGGGCGTTCGTGCTCGCGTTCAGTAATTACCACGTTCCGATATCACTGGACTCGCAGGACCGGCGATGGTTCTGTGTCTGGTCTCACGCGCCTCGGATGTCCGACGGCGAGGGGAAGGCGCTATGGCAATGGTTCCGCCGGGGTGGTTTTGCCGCCGTGGCTGCGTGGCTCTGGCGCCGGGATGTGACGGCGTTCGATGCTGGGGCGTCGCCGAAGTGGACCGATTATAAAACGTCGCTAATTGAGCATTCTATGTCCCAGACCGAATCGTTCCTAGTCGGCATGATCCGTGGCCGTCATGGCGAGTTCTCTAGGGGGGCGGTCTGTGGCCCGTATGGGGCTTTGTGCGAGCGCGTGCAGGCAATGGCGCCGCCAGGAGCGCGGGTCTATCAGGCTGCGCTACTGCACGCCTTCAGCGAGGCCGGATGGACCGACATGGGGCGGCTAGCATCGTCAGAGTACAGCACGAAGAAGCACGTTTTCGCTGCGCCCGACGTGGTCCGCATGATGTCGAAATCAGACATCCGCAGGCTAGTCGAAGACGTGCCGCCAGGAGCGTTGAAAGTGGTGAAGTAAAAAAAGAGGCCGACGCGAGGAGGGGGCGCGTCGGCCTTGAGTGCCCCGGGCTAGAGGGCAGGAGGAGAATCACAAGTCCAATGTTATCACGGCGATGATGACCAAGAGAATAACTATTAGGGGCATCAGAATATGCATGGCTCGGCCCCCTCCGTGGGGTCTGGCTTTGGTAGCCGTTTCAGGATGGGAACCCAGCGTTTTAGCTTGGCGTCGTAGCGCCAGCGAGGGAATGGCCAGCTGGTGGGGATCATGATTCGGTTCCGATGTTGATCAATTGATCCAGCATGGCGCAAGGGTCAACGGCGGTCCAATAGTCTGAGCTTGCCTTCGTCGCTCGCGCCGTCGTCCGCGCCGCTTCCACCGCCCGCGCCGCCCAGGCCGTCGTTTCCGCCGTTTCTTTCGTTGCCCCTGCGGCCCCCGCCCACGCCGTCGCTTCCGCCTCCGCCCGCGCCGCCGCGTCTGCCGTTTCCACCGCCAATATCCGCCCCACCCACGCCGCCACTTCCGTCGCCCGCGCCACCGCCCCCCGCGTCGCTTCCCTCGCCGCTTCCCGTGCTGCCGCTGCGGTTCGGCTTTGGTGCATAGCTGTCCATGCAGCGCCAAAACCGTTCGCATCGGCGAGGGGCTGCAATCGAGGCAAAACTGCGCCCCACAACCAATCCAACAACGCCGCCGCCCGTTCCGCCTCGTGGTTCCGTCCAGTCTCTGCCGCCAGCGGCAGCAGTGATCGCCACCGCTCACTGTTCCTGAGGTCATCCGGCATCGCATCTTGAATGCGGATAATCCATCGACCGACAGCCGGGCTCATGCAATCGGGGATGTCATCGGTCAGACGTCCCGACAAGGCCAAGTTAATCGCTGCAATGCTGCATGGTTCTTCCGCCGTGCCGATGCCGGACCCGAGGTGTCGGCCATTAAGGTATTCGGCAATTGCTGTTTGTTGCGTAGCAGTAATGGTGCTCATAGTCCGTCCTCGCCGATGATTAGCTTGTGAACCTTGCGGATGGTCGCAGGCATGCTTTCCGGAATCGGGCGGCGCCCGGTCCACCAGTCCATTATGTGCGTGGTGGAGGTCCTGAGCGCCTGTGCCGTCTGCTGCGTCCCAAGCACTTCCAAAAGGTTCCGAAGGCGTGATCTCGTGTCGGCGTCCAGTTCCACGGGCTTGTGCTCTGGCGCAGCCTTTGTGGGGGCTTTGCGCGGGGGCGTGGGCGCGTCGGGTTTTGGCTTGTGAAAGCCTACGGGCGCCAGCGTGGTGCCGGGCCGGTAGTCCAAGCGTGCGGTTCTCATGGTCAGGCTCCGAGGTCATCGAGATAGTCGCGGCATTCGTCGCGGAGATTTTCCGCTTCCGCCGTGCCCCAGTCCACGCACAAGTCGAGGATGCGCCGTAGTTCCGCGATCACTTGGGCGCGGGGCCCGTCGTATGCCTCGTGGGCGGACTCGCTGTCGAGCCCGGGCGGGTACGGGTCGCGGATTTCCTCAACAATGCGAAGGCTGTGCCACCCCATGTCGTATAGCTCGCCCATGGCCGATTCCGCTGCATCGCGGTAGCCGAATTCGCCGTTAGGTACTGGTTCCCATTGGCCAGAGTACAGACCTTCGATAATGAACATGATTGGACTCTCCGTTAGTTAATGGCGCTGGCAGGATCGCACAGCCCGAAGCGCCCGGTGGGGGCGCTTGAGGCTAGGCAATCAAACCGCTTTCCGGAATATGATCCAGAACGCTGCTTCTAGGCTCCATCCTCGCTTGCGGAGATAGCGGGCTGCGACTGACGGTCCTAGGCTGCGGGCGATGGTGCGAGCACGTTGAATTTCAGTTTGCTTCATGGTCATGCCCTCCTGATTAGTTGAAATGGACGGCGCCAGAGCCGTGCACTTGAATGACAACGGAGCCGCGGCGCCCGGATGCATGACCGTTACAGTGACCGCAGTCAATGCATTGGATGCCTTTGTCGCTAGGGCAGATCGCCTCACCCTGAGCGCGATCGGCAAGGCGTGACACGCGGAAGTAGCGCCACCCCTTAGCGCGAGCCTGTGCGGCTTCCTGCGGCGTGTCAACGCTCGCCATGACGAAGGGGCGCAAAGACGGCCGGATGCGCCATTGGTGCGAATAACCCGTCCAGCCGTCGGCATGACGGGTAACCGCGCGAATGGTGCGGATCGGCAGCGCAGCGGGATCGCCGTATGCGCCAAGGCGCACCATGCGGCCAATGGTGGCATCGCGCAGGGATTGCGCGGTCGCTACGGGGTAGCGACCGTCAATATAGGAACGGAAGATCTGTCCGGGCGCATGTCCTGCGTTGACGTAGCAGGAACGCTTGGCGCCCGTGCCGTCGCCGCGGTGGATGCAATCACCACAGATGGATGCATCCGCACCAGCTTTGATTGCGGCTACTGGCGACATGTCGGACCGAATGATCCACAGTTGGCACATATCGCCCGTCTTACGGTTCTCGGAATGCGTGGTGAGAATGGCGACGATGGGTTGCCCGTCCAGGCGGGACGGACCTTCATAGACGATCAGGCCGGTAGGTTGTGTTTGCATGTCGTTGCGCTCCTTGTGAACTGTATTTGATATCAAATGTATTTTTGACCCTGATCGCGTCGTTTGCGCGACCATGTAGAGATGCTACAGATTGTCTTGCAGTCTGTCAACAACTTGCGTTTTGGGCGGTATGGGTGTCTGGTTTGGTGTCGCGGTGGTGCCGGATGCCAATCGAGGGCGGGGGGGTAAGTGGCTGATATCGCGGGTGCTTGTGGGGGTACGAGGTGAGCTTTAGGTTATAGGATGGGTCAGAATTTATTTTTGTCTTTTTGTCCAAAAAAACTTTTTCCTAAGTCGTGACAATTTGACCCAAACGACCCAAAAGACTGTAAAGCTATACAGTACCTACACCAGCAGCCGCGTTAGCACCCCCATTTCCCACAATGCGGGAAAACAGATACATTGCATTCCAAATACAATATATCTGTTCGGCAGCACGGCAGATACATTGCATTTGTGATCTATATATCTGTCTGCCGCGCGGCCGCATCGGAGCGGCGCTAGCTGCCTGGATGACCGCGCAAAAAGATGCAAGAAACTTGTTGACAGCCTGACGTCTGCTCAACTATTATCTGCACATGCCGTGACGTCACGGCAGACAACTAAGGAGCGCACAACATGGTCACCATCATCATCTGGGCAATCGCAATCGCACCCCTGGCCATCCCTGTTAGCAACTGGTGGTGCAATCGCGGGCTGCGCCGCTGACCCGACAGGGGGCCGGTTACCACCGGCCCCTAGCCGCCCGCCCCGCGCCGCGAGTCGCCACTGCAACCTTCGTGCCACCCAGTCGGGCCTAGCAAGCGGCGTGCCTGGGCGCCGTCGGCGGACCGCGTTCCGCGCGAAGCCCCCGGGTAGGGCCGACGCGCGACCGGTCTGGTTCAGGAGCCCCCAGACAAAATTTTTATTTTTTGTAGCAAACAGCACCTGTCTAACATTTAATAGCAACCCTGACCGCGCCACACAAACCCCCGCGACTGTGGTATAAGTCGCGCATGTTCAAGAGCCTCCCTCTCACCGTCCGCGAAATCAAGGCGACTGAGGCCGTGCTGAACCGCATCTACGAGGCGGCGCGGCTGGGCCTCAAAGGCGACAGTCTGGCTTTAAAGGCTGACCTGCTGCCCGTCGAGCTGCGGCGTTTGCAAGAATTCGACCCGATGGCGCAACTGGCCGAGGCCAAAGGCCGCGCTGACGCCGAAGCGCAGTTGTCCGAGGTGATGATGAACGCCGCGCTGGCGGGCGACGCCAAGGTGGCACTCGACGTCCTCAAGCACAAGCACGACTGGGCCGCGACCCAGCACATACAGATGGACGTCAGCCAGCAGATCAGCATCCTCACCGCGCTCAAGCAGGCGGAAGAGCGCGTGATCGAGGGCATAGCCACTGACGTAACTGAGGCCCAACAGATCCCATATGCAGAAGCCCATCTACAGCCCAGACGACGAACAGTTGCTGATGTCGCGTCTGTGGTCGCCACGGATCAAGGACGACCCTGAGGCGTTCGTGTTGCTGGCCTTCCCGTGGGGCCAGCCCAACACGCCGCTGGAGCACTTCCAGGGCCCGCGCAAGTGGCAGCGCGGGGTGCTGCGCGATCTGGCCAACCACATCCGCAAGAACCGCGAGATCCGGGCCGACGCTACTGCCGACGCCCCGGCGGTCCTCCAGGCGCTGCGGGACGCGACGGCGTCGGGGCGCGGCATCGGCAAGTCGGCGCTGGTCAGTTGGTTGATCCTGTGGATGCTGACCACCCGCATCGGCAGCAC